TGTTTTGTTTGAATATCTTTTGGAACTGGAGAACCACTCTTGATTAGTAAAGCACTCGCTTTATGTTCCCAATGCCAAGGTTCTCTAGGGATATTTGTAAATCCAAAGTTAGCAGCGTTATTTCTTAACCACTGTCCTGCTGCGCTACCACTTCCTTTCTTAAAATCAAGATCTACTGCACTTCCCCATCCATGATTAGATGTTCCAGGTTTTGCAGCTAATCCTCCTTTAGAGTAAAGGCCTTTCTTTTTTGCTACTCTTACTTGAGAATCTAAAGTTCTATATGAATCTGTGATTCCCCAAGTAATACCGTCCTTTTTTGCAGCATCTACCATTTGATTGTAGGCGGACGCAGCGACCGGATTTAATTTGTGCCTGGCTGACTCTCCAGGTAAAACTTCGATTTGATTTAACTGGTCAGTTGGAATTTCACCGTTTGCTGCTTCTACTAATTTTTTCCAAGTAAAAAAATCTTTTAAGTGAGACACAATCTAAATTTTTTATTATTTATCTTCTAAGATGCCGATCTAATATAATTAATTGCGATCTTGAAGTTATTCTATATGCTTCATCAATGCCCACGAATTTTGCCCAATCTATTTCTTCTGCCTGCAGTTGGTCTTTAGGAATACTTTCAGAAGACAGTCCTGCTTCATCTAAAGAATTGATCGCGCACACATAATACGTGAGCTGACGACTTAGTTCACCAGTCGGCTTAAAAATTTCTACGGTTTCTGGAGATGAATTTAATTGGTCTGGAGTCAGATGAATACCTGTTTCTTCTTTGAGTTCACGAAGAGCAGCTTCCATTGAATCTTCAGATTCTTCGATTCTACCTTTAGGTATTCCACATGTACCTTTACTCCAGCTAGAACTAGTAGGATGTACCAAAAGAATCTTATTATCATAAATAAGAGCGACTCCAGCTGTAATGCCAACTAGTTTTTTTATAAGCCTTTCTTCTTTTATGTAGTTATTAAAATTAAGAATCGCCATATTTTTTAAAGTCTATTGAGTGTTTTGGTTTTATTAAAAGAGAATCATAGTATCGCTTTTTATAATAAGGCAGGACTATCTTTTCAAATAATTCTTTTTTCTTAAACCAAGCTGGCAACTCAGATTCATAAAATTGCGAATACGCTGTTTCATACATTCTGACTCCCTGAGATGGAGTCAGTGGAAAAGTTTGAGTAATATCGTTTAAAAATAATTTTCCATTTGATTCTAAAACTTCTACGTGATAGAAATCAGCTGGATTTTTTTCATAAATGTTTTTTAATATTGAATTTGCCTCATCAAGATATTTGAATCCTCTAAGGTCAACGTCGAATCCTATCTTATTGATTCTTTCCTGAACGTGTATTGGTTTCTTCTTATATGCAATAATATCAAATCGAGTCAAAGGAGTTATTTTTTCATCAAAAGAATCAAAGTTCTTTTCTGATTTTTTAAATTTTCCATAGGTTTTAAATTCTTCCTTTGAGTTATCGGAACTTGCAGTAATAGGAAATTTTAATTTCTTTACTAAACGTCTATCTTTTGTAGATTTAGGTAAAAAATCAGCTTCGCCCATTTTTTTAAGAATGTCCTTGTATTTAGGCAGCGGATTAGCATTATAATGAAATAACGAGTTCTCATTAATGTCATTAGATTCAAAACTAAAATCTCCCCAACGAATAATTGGAGACTCATTAGTTCCTTTAAAATCAAATGGTGTTTTAATCAATTCAAATATGTCTAAGCCATAATTTTCATGACATGCAAACGCAATCCTTTTTTCAAAGGTTTTAGGATCCTTTGAATACAGCTTACCGTAATCTTCAAAGTTTTTTAGTGACATTATCGTAAATGGAATTTAGAAAATGAAGTAATGTGCTTCATTCTTATAAAAGATTCATTTGAGGATTCTTTATCTGAATTATGTTCTATTTTATCTTTAGCACCATCTCTTTTAACTTTACCTTCAGCAACTGAGCCCCAAAAATCTTTAAACTGATTTTCAGTATCTTGACTTCCGTATTTGTCATACACTACCGTAATGATGTCAGGTTGACCCGTCAGTTTTGCATAATTTTGCTGATACTTTGTAATATGCTCAAATGCTTCTTTTTCGCTTGAATCTAGGATAACGTCTGGTTTATATACTGCACCTGTTTCTTTTTCCTGTTTCTTTCTTAAGTTATCCATATAACTATTGAATGCAGAGTTACCCCAATATTCTAATTCCTTCTCAGTATATTTGTTATCGGCTAATGCTTCTTCACCAAACATCACTTTAATCGCTTGTTTACCTAGTAAAATCATGAGTTTAGCGACGTTTCCAGTAGCTTTTGCAGCTCCTTTTAACAATCTAGTTGCGCCTGCTAAAACGCTCATTTCACTAGCTTTAGTTGCACCATTAAAATAACCAGCAGCAACTTTTTCTTCTCCTTTTCCAAATAGGCCAGGAGCTTTACGTCCCCAAAGCTCAGGGCTGGTTAATACTTCTTTAGAGAAGCGACCTATTTCTTTGCCGCTAGAGTCTAAAACTGTAACTACTCCCTTTGCATCAACTTCCATTATTCCACCTTTTCCTAGCATTTTTTTGACAGAGTTTTTAGCTGCAATTTCAGCTCCTTCTTTTGCTCCTCCTTTCAATACACCTTTCTCAACTTCAGCAAAGTCTTTTGAAAACTTTGCCATTTTTTCTCCATACTTTGTTAACGTGGTACCAATCATTCCAAAAACTTTTTCTAGCGGTTTACCAATAAACGGAATATAACTAGAAAGTTTTCCTATAATTTTTTCAGTCGATTTACCTAATAAGCTAGTTGCTTTTCCTAAAGCCACTCCTACGTTTCTTGCAATAAAAGATAATAATTTAACAACGACCCCTTTTTCTTTCGCTGGAACTTTAGATAATGCCTCTATTCCTGCCCTACTGCCTCCTTTTGCCATTTGTTCAATTACCTCAGCTGTTGATTTTGCACCAAACTTAAGTCCTTTAAAAACTTGACCGGCACCAAACGTTACACCGGAGATTAGAGAAATTGTTCCTAACAGCCACATGCCCTTTGGAGCGTTAGGTTGATTTCCTCGATAGAAATAGATACAGCTATTGATAATATCGAAGAGCGGACCGATTGCTGGCACAAACGATGCTAAGTCTAGCAAAAGATGCAAAATTCCAATCGGTGATCCACCTTCAGTAATTGCAGAGAGAAGATTTTTAATTTTAGTATAAACTCCACTCCAACTTGACCAATCGCCTTCTGCACTTGCAGGTTTTTGTGTGCCTAACACGTTATCAAACGCTGAATCTAATTCTGAAGGGGCCGCTGGTGCACTTATTCCTGTAGCTGGTGCACTTATTCCTGTAGCTGGTGCACTTACTGGTTTAGTAAGTAACTGGTTTACTTGATTAATTATATCGAGCCCACCAAGAGAAGCAGTCTGTTCATTTAAAAAATGAAGAGCTCTCTGTTTTAACTGCTGCTTCAATAGATCAAGTGACTCATTGATCGTAGTAAGATCACTAGTATATCTTTTTGCTTTTTCTAAAATAGAGTTAGAACCTACTGAAATTTGTCGGTAATATTCTTGAATTGCTTCTTGTCCACCGTCAATAATCATGTCAAAGTGAAGGTCGAATGCTAAATTTTCAGAAAGAACAGATTCTACTGAATTTAGGAGATTTGCTTCCCAAGTAAAGTTTTCAACAGTAAATACACTGGCAATAACTTGTTCCTTATCCTGAAAATATTTAGAAATTAATTCTGAATCAGATTTCTCTGAGTAATGCAAAATATGCTTCATAGTAAGATACTTTATTGTTATTTATCTCAACTTGAGCACTACAAAAATTTATCTAGACTGCAATTTATCTACAGTATCATTATAAATATTTACCAACTTTCGAAAATTGTCAAAATCTTTGACAATTTGATAGTAGAGCTCCATATACTTTTGGGCATATTTGAGTTGAGTCTCAGAAGTGCAACTTTCAATGACTTTTACTGCTTTTTCGTAAGTTTTAACTTTTTCTATCTCGGTCATACTTTTACAAATTTAAAATATTCATTGATAAAATGAAGGTACGCTATTTTTAAATCAGAAACATCACATTCGTCTAAATATTTTATGATTTCGGATAGATCATCGATTGTTTCAAAGGAAAATACTTTACTTAAAAACTCAAATTTATAAGATACTGGTATCATTCCAAAGAGCATTGCTTCGTATATTCTAGCAGGAATAAATTTATGGGTAGTGTATTTGTCTTTGGTGACATTTAACATTACGAGAGAATTTGAAAGAGTATCAAATATCTCAGGTCGATTATTTCTAGCGACTACTCTTATTCCATCTTCACTTGAAACCACTTCATTTTGTTTACAAATAAAAATAAATGAGTCTCCAGTTGAACTATGTTTCTTTGAATAGTACGAAGTCAGCCAAGCAGTAGCCGTTTGTAGAATCTCGTTTTTTTGATTACCTGACTTATATTTAGAAGTATCAAGGTTACCGTAAAAAACAGCATTCTTCTTTCGATCTTCCATTGTTACAAGATTTACCTCAATACATTCATTTAAAAATTTTGAAGATACTGCTGGAAAATCAATGGACGGAACAACCATACTTATTAAATTGTTATATTTCTCAACGAAATTTTTAGGTAACGAAAGATCGGTGTCTAGAATAATAATCTGTTCTTTTCTATAGCCTGAATGAATTGCAAGCTCAATGATCTGCTCAAAAACTCTTGCATCTTTCCACTTTTTTGCAAGAGCTGATAAATTTCTAAATCTAGCCTTTAAGTAAAGTTTAGAATATGATTTATTTGCAATATTTGTAAAAACCTTATCTAAATCAATACATGATGTGTAAATAAGATCGTCTCTATATTTTTTAAATATTTTTCCAAGATTAGTTTCTGGAAAATTTGCCTTTTCTAGATCTACCTTTTCAATTTCGCTAGTTGGATAATATGAAAAAAAGTCAAATTTGTTTTCTCTATATTCTTCTCGTATTGAATCTAAAAGACCTATCTGATATAACGAATGTCCAGGAGAATCTATTTCATGTAGGTCAAGTAGACCATAATATGCATATAAACTAATCATATTATTTTGTACTTGTCAGTTTAGGTAGGGTTTTGCCCAAGCCAAATACGTGTTTAGCACACCGTCGGTCGGCATGACATTCAGGTTGCCCTTCTGGAATATCTCCCATGAATCTTGGCCATACTTGCCTATTCCATATAATTCATTAGGTTCAGTCCAGTCATAGCTCTCCCATTGCATCGAGAACAATATTAAAGTTTTTGCTCTTTTGTTTTTAAAACCTAGACTAGCCACGACCTCTACAATTTCTTCAGGATTAGCCACGACCATTGCTTTTGCATCTGGCCATTTTCTAAAAAGTTCGTCTCTGACTTGATCGACCTGTTTTCGCGAAGTACAATTTAGCATTATGCAACAAACGAGCATCCTCCATGGATGCTCGCGGTATATTTCTTGTAGTAAATTATATGGACTCTCAGGCATTCGTCTTTAAAGCTACGAAATGCGTTATAAAGTTTTTACCATATTCAACAGATTGGATTTTACGAATACAATCAAAGTTTTTCTCAAGAATACTCATGATCTCTTGAAACTTTTCAACGCGATTCTTCTTAAGAGGCTTATACATGAAATGGTATTCAACAATTGCGATACGGATTTTCGACCAGTCCTGAATAGACTTGATTAACTCATATTCAGCACCTTCAACGTCCATCTTAAATGCTGTGACTCCATGCTCTTTAATTGCTTCATCAATATTGATAGCAGGAACTGAGATCACATCACGACCTTTAATTTCAAGGATTGAATGTTTACCAGAATCGGTTGAAATAAAGAAATTGACCATTTCCTCTTTGCCTGGAACTATTGCTTTCTGAACTACTTCGCAACGATCTTCTACTTCATTTAATTTAATATTTTCTAAAGCAAATGATACGTTATGTGGAAGTGCTTCATATGAAACGACTTTCTTAATATTTGGAAATTGCTTTGCCATTCGGATTGCAAAAAATCCCATGTGACCGCCAATGTCTAACCAAGTATCGGCCTGATTTAAAACTTCAGTAATATTTAGGACCGGTCCATATATGTCAGAAGTAAAAGGTTTAATATATTCTCCGCTAGTTGCGCTCTTTGTAATATTAGTGCCAACGTTATATTTTACTTCGTTTAGACCCTTGCGTACATAAAACTTAAAATCTGCATACTTTGTTTTCCAATCAATAAGTTCAAGTTGGTCAAATTTCTTAGCAGTTTTGAAGTCGATTCTTGTATCCATTATAAAGTTTTTATTTCTTGTACTGCTTGATACAAGATTAGTTTTCTTGAATATAATACTATATTTCTGGACCCTATAAAAGCAAAAAAGGAGCAAAATGCTCCTTTTTATTAAAGTGATGATTTCTTTTCCTTTGGTAGTGCTTTTCGTTGAACGTCTTTTTTCTTTGGCTTTCTGGATTTTATTTCTACTGGAGAAAGTTGAGATTCTTTACATCTTTCGTTTTTTGAATCTAACATTACTAGATAATCTCCGGTTGCTCCATTGATTGCTGTAACTTTTCCTATTTTACCTTTTAGTGTGACAGATTGTCCTATTCGATATTTATGAGACTTTATTCTAACGTCCAGCGATTCGTTTACGCTAGCTCCTTTTTTTTTAAAAGATCGATTCGAATATATGTTTCTTTAAGTTCCTTAATCGTAGATTCAATAGATTCTTTGATTGAGCTAAGTCTTCCGCTTTCAGCATCCGTTAAGTTTGGATTTTCAATTGCAGTATCAAGCTTTTGAATAGATTCTTCTAATTTTTGAATATCACTGTTAATCTTAGATTTTGCAGCTTCTGCTTTATTTAAAGCATCGACTGATTCTTCGATTTTAGTTTTAAAAATTGGACTAATGTCATAATCGAATTTTGATTTGAAGAATTCATATAATTCAAATTCGTCAACTTTAGTCCATACACGATCTGCAGAATTTACTTTTTCGCAGATATAAAAATCTTTATTTAGATTTAAGATTGATGCTTCAGCAATACGACGATCATTTGAAACTTCTTTAATAAACTCAAAGTTATAAATAGTTTCAATGTTTTCAAGAATAGTAGTAAGTCTTGTTTTATTTAAGTTGCTATCAAGAGCTAATGCTTCAGAAACGTTAATACTCTTAGGCTCGCCAATCTTTTCACCATTAATAAAGACATCAAGACTTTTGTTTTCATTCATTCTTAAACCTACTCTAAGATTTTTGATGTTATGTGTTTCAACACCTAGACCGTCTTGAGTTTTTGAAAAACCTAGACTATGATACGCTTCACATAAATTATAAAAATCAGAATGATTTTCACTAACGTATTCTGGAGACAAATCAGAGATCTTAAAGTTTCCATCATAGTGCACTTTAACTTCTGTTCCAATTAATCCTTTTGCTTCACGAATAGAAAGGAAACGATTATCTGTGTAAATAATCATTCCGTCCGCTGTTCTAGTTGAAGGAGCAATTAGGTTATTAATTACAGTATCGCTATTTCCTTCACCTACTGTGAAACTTCCGTTCTTTTGAGATTCAAAAATTCTAAGGTCGTTGATCAAATGCGTGATAGGAGCAACAGTATTGTTATATTTGATCTTTAGGATATCTGCAGTATATGTTTCTTTTACTAACATATTTTTTAGATCTGAAACTACACCAGCATAAGAAGGAACTCTCATATTATCAATCTGATAGATTGTACGTAGCATTAAAAGTTTGTCCCAATTCTCAGTGATATATTTCTTCACATTATCCACTGCAGTTTTTGCAGTAACATCATATGAATATTGTTCAAAAACATCCACAAATTTTCCACAAAGTGCAGCAGCAATGATTCCGCTATTTAATTCACTTTCAAAAAGATCGATTGCTGCTTGTGCAACCGGTTCAGAATAAAGTTGAGATTCTTTAAGTAAGCTGATCTTATCAAGAAGGTTTGATTCTTTTGCAATCTTTAAAAGTCTAGAATCTACAGTATCTTCATTTTTTGAAAACTGCTTCAATATTACTTTAATCGTAGGATTATTAAGATTCTCATTGATCGAAGTAAGACTGTTTTTAAGATCTGTATAAATAGCTTCGGTACTTTCTCCCAAAGCAATCGATTTATTGGCTGACCCAACGAGCATTTTTACCAAGGGCTCAGAGTTAATAGAAGGATTACTATTTAGCTCTGTTAATATTCTTTGCAAGAATTGATTCATTTCGCAACGATTTATTTTATTTTATTTATCTGCATTGGGTGCAAATAATGTCATTTTAAGTAGCCGTGTTAGAGTTAGGCTGAATTGACTTAGCTGTAGTTACTCCAAACTTATTTACAACTGGGGCAACTCCAACCTTTTTTACTGGACTTGCTTCCTTAATGTCAATTGTTGATTGTTTTACGTCTTTCGAGTCAATCGAAGATTGAATGTTGTTCAAAGATGATTGAACTTGAGCAGATTGATTTGCTTCTTCTTTTGCAGTTGCAACAGCAGAGTCAACTTCAGACTGTTCGGTAGGTTTTCTCCATTCTCCTGTATAAATCAAGGTCTCCTTACCGTCCTGTGCAGCAGCTACTAAATATACAGTTCGAATAGTAGACTGTAGAATAGACTCACTATCTTTCTTTGAAACATTAAAAGTAATTACACCAGTAGATAAATTCTCAAGATTTGAATCGTTTACGTTGTTTATAGATACCTTTCCGCTACTTGTTTCAAAAACAAGTCTATACTTGGTAGAGTTAACGTTTAAATCTAATGAAATCAACGTATTTTTTGAACTTAAGGTATTAGTTGTAAATACTTTAAGTTTAATCACATTATCGAATGGTGAAAGTATAAATCTCAATTTTCCAGGTCCAAACACTACTTCTTCTGATTCGTCTTTATTCTTAATTAACGAATTAGTATGAGAAATTGAAACATTACTATTATTAAAAAATACCGGTACATACTCGATTTTAGTAACAGTTTTTACGGAGGTTACAGTAGTTGCTTGCTCACTATTTAACGTAGGTTCAATAAAGAGTTTAGATGCCTCAAAATTCTTTTTAATTATTTTATTGTAAACCTTCTGTGACTGTGGCTTATCCATCAAAGGAATCGTGATCAGCTTTTTACCATATTTCTTTGGAGATAGTAGAGTGAATGAAGCTTCTCGAATTATCTGTTCTCCATTTCTACGATTTGTTAAACGTGCTAAATAATCGATTGACATACTAACTGCATCGTTTGCCTTTCTTAACACAGGCCGAAAGAAATTAGGTTCATCGTATTTGTCTTCCTGAAAGAATACAAATCGTGAAGTATTAAAAAAGGCCGACCCTACTTGCTCAAAAACACTGATTTGATGAATGATGATCCAGTCGTCTGCCGGATTTCGACTATTCAGCATAGCAATAAAATCTGAAGGGAATCCACTAGTATAAGTAAGATAAAACTCGATAAAATCTCCATCTGGAGCTTCATATATAGCAGCACCGACATCATCAAATTCATTAGACTGTGATAACGTTGCTTCAAAATATTCAGTTACCTCAAATGATTCGTATGTCTGACCAATTGTAGTATAAATTGTCTTTCTGCTTCCGCATTCTGCAAGTCCAATTGCAATAGGATTATTATAAATAAACCCACTATATCCAATATCAGTTGGAGTAATTGCAGCGGCAAAAGTAGATGACTGTACAGGAGCAGTTTTATAATCTTCGTTTATATTCTTAATGGATGGAACCATTAAATCAATATATCGATCATATAGTGCATTACCCAAAAACAAAGGTTTTGGATTAAATGATATTAATTGAGCGATTGTTTCTGGCGCAAGTAAGATATTTGCAAAAAGATTGCTTTTGCCATCATTTTCAGTATTCTTAACGCTAAGTATCAAAGCTTTAAAATTATCAAAATCAAAGCCAGCAACAAAGTGAAATCTGGCTTGGTCCATCACGACATTATATCCAGTTAGAGTAGTTTCACTGATTTGATCGTCGTATGTAATATAATTTGGATACTTTTCACTGTCAATATAGACAAATGAGTTATGTCCAATTGGTACTGCAGTTAAGTCTCGGATATTTTTTGTAGTACCGTATGAATTATCGTCATTAACTATCTGATGAATGCCCAAATGAGCATTATCAAAAAGAATAAAGTCATCCGTGTAATATGTGGTTGAACCTAATGCGTCAAACATGTATTCAACGACGCAATATTGTGTTAGGCTTATAAATCTACTTTTTCTCATGCAGGTTCATTGATTTTGATTGCAGCAATTAGATCTTCTGGAGTCAATTTTCTGCCGATCTCTTCTTCTATCTTATTTATTAGATCCTCTTCTGCATTTCGAATATCTAAAAGATTCTGGTGTAGAGTATTTTGTTCTGCTACTAATTGAGAAACTGTATCATTTAGTGCCTCAAGTTTTTTACGAATTTTGTCGTATTCCAGGTGAAGTTCGTAAATTTTTCTGATGTGTGTGTCTTGCATTATTCAACTATTTTAACTTCTAATGGTGAAGAGAGTAAATATTCTAATCTTGATAATCTGTACTCTAATGAGCTAATGTCTATTCCAACATTGGATGCAGCAGTCGGTGCAGGTTGCGCTGTTCCTGGTGAACTTGAAGGTGTTTCATTTTGAACCATCGTACTTGGTTCTTTGACCTCCGTTAAAGAAACTGGCCCGGTCATACTCATTGCAGGTGCCGACCCGCTTTCAGAAGTTGCGGCAGGCGGAGTGTTTGACGTAATTTTCTCAGAAAAAGACGGAGATGACTTTGTTACTTCTACAGATGGACTCTTTTCTTCACCTAATGATGTAGTCTGCCCTGTAGTTTGTATAGTCGTTTCAGAAGAAGCTGTGTCATATCCTTTAGGTTTTTCTTCTTCAATTCCAAGAAAAGATTTAATATATCGCTCTTCAGCCTCAATATCTGCTTTTGTTTTGCTAGTTTTGGAATTGTTAACTTCTTCATTTAACGTAGAACTAGTTGAATTTGTTTGACTGTCCGATTTCTTTAAATTTTCAGAGCTTTCATTTATAGTAGTATTAGTAGATGTAGTAGATTCAATTGACTTTTCATTCTCTACGTTCGATACTAGACTTTTTTCTATTTCTGCAAGTTCTTTAGCTGAAAACATTCCTCCAAAGATTTGATTTAACGAATTTGTAACTTGACTGTTAGTAGAACCGGTTGAAGTTGTAGAATTGGTTGAACTCGTTTGATTTGATCCATTAATTGGAGAGCTTACTGGTGCTGCAGGCTGAACGCTCGGCTGTTCTACAATAGTTGTTTTTTCAGACGAAACTGTAGTATTTTCAGATAACGTTGACTGAGATTGAATTGAAGAAACAGGTGCAGGTGGTGTAATTACTGCTTCTTCCTTGGTCTCAAGGTTAATATTTATTGGAGCTTGAGGAGTAGCTTCTTCTGTTGGAACTTCTGCTTTTTCTCCAATTACTGCACTCTCAGTTTTCTTAACCTCTTCTGGTTTACTCTTTGCCGGTTGCTCAGGATTTATTGCAGAAGCCGATTCCGCTGCTATTGGAGCTGGCTGTGCTTCATTGATTTGAGCAGATGGAGTTTCGGTAGGTGTATCAGCAGTAGGAACTTCATTTATTCCAGGAGAAGATTTTTCTTCTGGAGTAACTAACGCACTATAAAGTAAAGATTGGTCGCCATACTCAGCGCTCATTCCAGTCTCACTAAGTACGTCCTCAAAGTCTTCTGCTTTGATCTCAGAAACCTTTAAATTACTTAATGAAAGCTGTTTATAAAATTGAGACTTAAATGAATCTAACCATTTTTCAGCGCCAACCGTCTTTGTTTGATTTGCCCTATTTAAGTTAGTGATTTCGTTCCAATTCTTTTTTAGAATAGTATAATTCTTTTTAGAATCATCAGACGCATCTTTTCCAGAAAGAGCAAGAAGTATCGCGACTCCTTCGTCACCATATGGAATATTTTGAACTCCTCCAAACTCATTTGGATAGACCCATGCAAAAAGCTCGCCAGCTGTCTTGAAAGAATTTGTACCAATCGTTAGATCAAGAGGATCCGGTAGTTTAATCGCAACTTCTCTTGCAGAACGATAGTCGTCAGCTTTTTTAGTATATTTTGCAATTGATTCATCGAGGTCCTTATTAAAACTAGCGATGAAGGCTTTAAAATTCTCTGCCAAAAGAAAGAGGATTTTTTATTATTTATTTTAATCTCAAATGATCCGGTAGACTAACGTGTGGCATGAGTTTAGTAGAATCGTCCGCCTCTTTAAGAATTTTTTCATTCTTTTCATCAATATCCTTTTTCACGATATTCAAGATGTATGAGTATTCCATGTATTCCATTTCATATAATGTATCAAACGATTGGCCAAGCTTCACCGCCAAGCGAGCATTAAGCTCAAATAAGTTCATCAAGTCCAGCTGAAATAATGAAAATATCTTTGACAGTGAAGCTTCCTCCCAAAAAAATGTGGCTCTCCGTCTGTGTCTTACATTTTTCGCAAACGCTTACCGCTTTATTTAAGTTTGATTTTTCCAATTGATCCGTAAATTTATGTACAATTACAAATTTATTTTCTGACCAATCTAAGGATGCTATTTTTAAAGAAGAAAGTGACTGTGAGTCTGCCCGCCGCCAATCATTTATTAAATATGGACCCTGTGAATAAAAAGATTCATCTATTTGTACGCCTTTTTGTTCTTCTTCTCGGCGTTTTTGTCGAAATTTACTTTTAATTCCAATGGTTGGCATGTAAAATTTTAAAACCTCGCCTATTTTCTCAGATCTAATAACAAAGCATTTTTCTTCTGGCGAATACCACTTCATTAATTCCTGAGGATATTGAAATCCTTTTAAATTTCTACTTGTTACTTGTGTTTGATTAACGTATCCACATTTAGCATCTTCACATTTAATATATGCCCAAAGTTTATTTTCCTGATTAGGAAAGGTTAACTCATATATTCTAAAAAGAATATGGTACCGATCTATCTCTAAAAAATCATTAAAATTTAAAGCCATTGCGTTACCTCTTATCTTGAACTTGGTACATGCGTTAAGAATAAAATTGATCTTTTCTCTGACATCAATTGGATCGGTCTCATCTATTGTAGACCAGTGACGAATCTCTTTAGTTTTTGCAGATCTTAGCATTAACTCGGCACCTTCTGGATAAAAAAGTCCTTGTGATGGAAGTAAAGCAGGATCTAATAGCTTCCATGGAGATTCGTATGCAGCTGACATGTCCGGTTCAGTGTGATAAGATTGAGCTTTTCCTAAGCTAGTAACCTTAGTTTCTTCTGGAGATGGTTCTTGAGTCTTTTCAGCGATTGAATTAACTCCATATTTTTTATCTTGTTCTTCAAGAAATTTCTCGGCGCCTTTTTGATCAATTCCGTTTTGCATTGCCTTCTATTTTTTCTATCTTATATTAACAAAAAAGCAACTGGTTCTATTCCAGTTGCTTTATAATAAAATTGAATTTGTGGTTTATGAGTTGATGAACTGTGAAAAAGTTAAGGCACGATAAGACGATTCATAGATTCTCTCCATTGTTTGAGGATAAATCTCCTTAATTTCAAGAGTTTTTGGATCTTTAATCCAGGCCCTAAGCGTATTATTTGAATAATTAGGTACAATTTTTTGTAGTTTACCTATCGCTATCTTGCCATTTTCGTGATCTAATTGAGAGTTTACAATAAGTCCCCTGATTCTATCTCCGGGCTTAAAAAAGAATTTTAATTTACTTATATCTGTGTCAAAATCAGAAAATCCTGGATCACCTTTGACTGACATATCAGTGAGAGCTTTCTGACTGATTGAGATACCTGGAGTAAACTTACTACGACTTAAAGTAAAATTGAAATCTCCCTTTGATCCATAAAAAGGAATGCCTCGGGTAAAATCTCCCCGATTAAACGTTGACGCTCCGTTATTAAATTCGTTTATGCGTTCCATTACCAAGCAATAGGCATAGTTTTCTTCTTGTGACCAATTACTGAATACGTATTCGGTGGACTAACCACTGCACCAGTAATATCACAAAACGCAAATTTCATTAAGTATACGTCAATTTTATTATTGGCATATGTTGCACTCATTAAATATGTCTTTGGATAAACGACAGCATCGTCATCTTTATTCTCTAATCCCCATATTTTTACATAATCAGCTGTTCCCATGTTTACAAATTCCACTCTAAACACTGGACCATACGAATATCCATATTGTTGAGTTTCGCCAATTCGCCAATATCCAAGGCTAGTTTTTCCTCCAGCAGGAATACGTTTGTCTGTGCTCACAAAAGTTGGAGCATAACTAACATCATGGGTCAAATTTATTAATTCAATTGCGCTAGATAGCATCTATTTTTATTTTTTTAAACAGCTTTTCCAAACAGTACTAGACCTGAAACCCTAACTGCATATAACTCATTAGTGTTGATGATCTTTATCTTATTTATTAGATCCTCGACCTTATTTGACTTTGGATTCGTAAATATTGTGAAAAAGTCGTATAACGGATATTCTGAAGTAGTCAAAGTATCTGCTGTTTCAATCGAAATTCTAACAGATTTATCAATAGTCGCAAGAGAGTCACCGTCTGTATTATACGTAGGATAAACGATTCGGATCATTACTCCTCGGGCATATAGCTTTCCGCTTTCTAAAACTTCGCTAGGTGATAGTACGTTTACCGCATTATCAAAAACGGTAATTTCTCCTCCGCTGACCTCGGCATTTAATGCAAGGCAGCTATATCCATCTACTGGAAAGGCAAAATTTCCAATACAGAATTCTCCATGTGTGTCTTTTCCTTCTACTACTCTAAAGCAATTATCGCTAAAAATTTGCAGTACAGGTTGATTTTCATATCCGCCGCAGCAGTCACAAACCTCATTTAAGTTAGGAATCATTTACTTCTTGATTTTTTCATCATTTGGCTAAGTTCAGGTTTTTTCCATGCATGATTTATCTGAGTATCTGCAGGATGAGGCATGTTTAGAGGAGATGGTTTTTCGGTTGAAATTTGAGCAGGTTTATGTTCAATTATTTCTTCAACTATCTCAACTTGAACGTCATCCGTTTGATCTTCGGTAGCCTCGATTGGAGGTTCCACCAAATCACTCGATTCCACTTTAGGTTCCCTAATGCTAGTCTCATTTATTTTATCTATTTCTCCATACTGAATAAAAAAGTGAAGACACGTTAAGGAAATTAAAGGCAGTAACCCGCCTTCTAATACCGCGAGCCAACGTCGCTGTGCAATTAGATCAGTAAGGTCGCTTCCTATTGATTGAAAAAGCGGACCAGTTAATTCAGACCAATCCTTAAATGCTTTAGACGCAACATCAATTTCTGAATAACAGAAATAAATATTTCCTATAAATTGGATTAACGTTACAATAATAAAAACGATCCAAACAGAAAAACCTTTAATTTTGACAGACGCAGCTGCAATAGATGACATTGCAGCTATTTCAACTGCAATAGAAAGATAGATTGCCCAGCTTAGAGGATTTGCTAGACTATACCAACTAACAACGTGAGAAATAGATATTGCGGCAACAGAAAGAATTGGAATTAAAAATGCTGCTCGGATTATTGATTTCTCATTCCGAACAACCCAATTAGTCATTTGATTCTATCTTATTTTTAACATCAGATAGGCTGCTTTTGCCTTTATCTAGATCGTCTTCGTAAATAAGAAAGTCGAACATAGTTCTTTCCATTTCATCACGAACTTGCTTAGTTGTTGCAAAAGTGTTTACTAATGCTTGTAAAGAATCTATTTTTTGCTCAAGACGCTGACTAGTCTCTTTGGAATTTTTATCTAGATTCGATAGCTTATTATTCGTACAACCCTTTGATAAAAAAAGAAGTAAGAATAAGAAAGTTGAAACTTTCCATGCATGAGTCTTCAATGAATCTATTAGAGTTTTCATGTTTTGATATTTTTGTTATTTATCTAAGAAAGGCCTTTTTTACAATAGTAAGTATATTGCAAGTGAAACTATACTAACTCCAAGAAGGGTAAAATAACTCGTATCATATATGAGATCCTTGCGTCGATATTTTTTAAAATTATAGGTAATTTTTAAGATATAACCATAATAATCGTCATTTTTAACCCTGTCGTAGTCTACTTTAATAGAGTCAAGAAGACCTTCTTTTGTAAAAAAGTCATTGTATTTACCCATTTTTTCTCCAATCAGTTTGAGTTCAACTGATGTTTGAGAAGTATCGGAATATGTCAATAATTCTGGGTTCAAATTAATACCGATATAACTGTTTCCATCTCGATCTAAAGACATTCCCATTGCATCCAATTTGCCTGAAGTTTCAAGATCAAAGATTAAACGTCGGTACTTGGAATATTTGGAAAGTTCTGCAATGTTTTCAGTCAGCCTTTCATAAACGCGGTTAGGTAAAATATAGTCTAGAATCATATAATTAGCCTTATTTTTTCTTCAAGTTGAGGGTTCTTTTTGATAACTGCTGCCTTGATATCTGAACGAATTTTCCGTAATTTAGTTTTAACAGTGTTCTCGTTCATTTCATACTCATGAGCAATCTGTTTTACTTTTTTGTTTTTGATCATCTTATCGATCGCAATGCTCTTCATAAGATCGTCATTTATTCCAAAAATCTCGTCTACTGTTTTTACGTATACTTCTTCCAACTCAACATGTCTTGATAGAACTTCTTCAAAATCATCCGGTCTATCGATTGTATGGTAGAGATCATCAATGTCGAGATGACAATTTTTCTTTTTTTGATAGAGATAATATAGTGTTTCGTTACGAGCAATCGTATAAATCCAAGTAGTAAATCTACCTTTTTCAAAATCAAATTGTAAAACGTTTCTAAAGATTCGTTTTAGACTCCATTGTAAAGCCTCGTCAGTATCAAAGTCATTTTTACAGAATTTCCAAATATAGTACCTAAGCTTTGGATAAATTAAAGTAGCTAACTCATTTCTTTCAATCTCAGTAATCTTAGTTGTTAAGAGTTTTTCTGAAATTTCTTGTATTCTAGCGTTTATTTTAAGATTTGTTTCTTCATACCCCATATGATTAAGCTCCCATGTTTTTTACTTTTAGTTCAGTGATCATGTCAAAACAAACTTTACACTCTTCATAACGCTCGGCTTCTTGATAAAAATCTAGGGAATTTTCTAAACAACTAACAAATTTGTTACGCGAAAGATTTATAGCATACTCATAATTACCGATTTCAATAGTAATTACGTTAATGTTTTCGATGCTAGAATCTTTATACACATTTTTGATTGAAGCTATTACTTTCTCATATATGAGATCCTGATGTTGTCGAAACACATCGTCTAGCGTTGTGCCCGCATCAAATTTTAAATATTGCATGAAAATAGTTTTTTGGTTGACGTTATTAATATACTATAGAATTTTTAATTTTTAAAAAAACGGTCTCTTAATTTTTTCATTTGTTCACGCGATTCTAAATCAAATACATTATTTTTGAGTATAGTATCACCAGTTGACCCATTGACCGGATGATTTAACTCTCGTAATTCGTCAAAATTATACATATTTTTTGTTCCAATTTCTCTATATACGTTAAATATTTTTTCCTCAACTTCTTTCCTATATTCAGGTGAAGCATTTTCATAGGTTTCGACACCAATATCCCAAAACTGAGAAGAATCAAAAAATGGTGCAAGATTAACGCAGGTCATTGCCAGGTCATCATTTCCATTTTGTCCTCGATATATTCCTCCTCTAGATTTACCAAATGACATTAGCTCCATTATTGTAACAAAATCATTAGGAATAATCTTATTAATCATAACTAAATATTTGAATCGTTCGCAGTATTTCGTTCGATTAGTTGGCCCTAATCTTAGACCTAGTTTTACATTGGTCGCCATTTCAGTATGTTTAGTGTGAACAAATTGTCCTATCCAATAATTTGGATTATCTACAAATCGATTATGTATAATTTCTCCTTTATGGTTCATTTCAATCACTATCCTTGATTTTTCAGGATTGAATATTCGGTATATGATAAATTCTGAGGCTGCTGCAAATTGAGTAACGTCTAATTCATTTGTCCTAAACTTACCTATTTGTACTAATGAAATAGTATCTAATTCATTACGAACGGCGTCTTTCTTTTTAAGTAATTCCTTAACCGGCATAGCAACCACCTTGTAAATATTAAGAACTGAATAATCTCCACCTACTCCATCTGCAGTATCGATCGTAAATACAAAATTGGACGGATCTGATTTAAAATCGTCTAGTATATATTTTGCATATTTTGGGTGAAACGATAGATAATCATTTATGTACATTCTGTCCTCGTCTAATGGAAACTTAGAATTTACATAATCTGCCTTAATATTATACAGCCTCTTCAAATCTGTTGAATTTAAGAGTAGTTGATCTGATGAGAAAAACTGTAACCCATACTCCTGATTAAAGTCTTCGATCGATCCAATATCCGCGATTGTTTCCTGTTTCCATTGTTCGTCTCGACCTGGAACCTGCCACCAGTCTACTCTTAATGGAACAAAATTGCTGCGATTTGCAATAGCATCGCTCCAAATATCATAGAACTTATTTTTTCCATTTGGTGTTGAAGTAATGATGATTTTTGAATTAGGGTCAGCCGAGATAGTTGGAAAAATTGCTCGATAGAATTCATCAAGTTTTGCCTGATCAATATGTGCAAACTCGTCAATGTACAATAGGTTAACTGTTAAACCTATACCTGATTTCTTGGTGGTAGTTCTACCAACAATACGACTATCGTTGTCAAACTTAATATTACCTGTGTTAATGTGCTTTATACCTGGCTTCATAAAGAAAGGCAAGTTATCCAAGATAATCCTAAACTTATCTAAGAGTTCTCTAGTAGTAGTAAAGTTATCCGCAACAATCAGCGCGGTCTTTTCTGCATGGAAAAGCAAGAACCAACAGATAAAAAGAGCAGAAGTAACAGATTTACCAATCTGTCTACTTGCCATCAAAATATTATACTTGTTTGCCTTTAATGAGTGCAGAATCTCCTCTTGAAAATCTCGAAGACCTTTGGTGTCCTTCAAACACATTACTCCATCATTTGTCTGAATAAATCCATAATTACATGCAAAATAGAGAATATCGTCTTTGCATTTTGTAAGTTCGGTCCACTCTTCTGGAGTATATTCAAATGGTAAACTTGCACGCTTTAGATTAATGTCATTGTCCTTGAAAGGAGAATTATGTAGACCCTTGATGTCTAATCCATTGTCAATTTGATCAAGGAGAGAATTAATTCTTAACGTAGTCCATATGGAGGTATTCGTATCATCATCTGATCCTCCAATAGCTGAAATCTTACGAGACGTGAAAGCGCCCCGATTCGACATAACATCTCTCATGGCTTTAAATTATTTCAGTAAGATCGATAAAATCATCAGTATCATCAGCAGAGTCAATTTGAATGTTTCTTTCTCGCATCAAATCTGATTTTTTACTAGGGTTAATTAAATCTCCAGAGACTTTTTCCTTTTCGTTTTTAGGTTGGCCTGAAGATAGACTCTTAATAGCATTTTTAGTGCCGACTGTAATAAAAAACTGTCCTTCGCTTGAACTAGAATCAACCTTGGTAGAATCTGAATTTACTGGAATATCTCGATTTAATTTCTGATAAGTTTCTTCAAGGAAAATAATATAGTTGGCTTGTGTTTTTGTAATGTCTGCCATTTTGTCCTGTAGCTGGCCCATTACCTCAATTAATCGAGGATGAGTATTACCGGAAGTTATTTGTTCCATTACCTTGATAATTGTGATCTTTAGAGTTTTTAATTGAAAAAACAAATTGGAGATATTTATAGTATCGATCTCTTTTTTGTGTCTTGCGTAATCATTTTTCTCAAAAATTTCAAGATCAACAAAATTTTTAAATAAAGAGTCGGTAATATCTCTAGCTTTTTTAGTAAATTGATTACTCATTTCTTCAAAATCATATGGACTTTCAGGCTGAGCGCTCTGTGCTAGTTCATTATCGATCACAAGATCCGTTTGATTTTGATCACCTATTGTGCCTAATAGAGATTGAATTTCATCTCTTAAATGCGTTCGATTTTCTCGACTCATTCCAGATTTTTTATCTGACATGTATTATCGTATTTTGGATTCATATTTGTCGAGCGCTGGATTAGCACAAATTTTAATTTGCTTTACTGCTTCAACCCACTCATACACAATAGAATCGACGTTTTTTAAATATGTGGTTAATGTTTCATTTACGTCAAACATTTGGTTCGACAATGAATTCTTTAAAATCTTTCCTTTATAATCATATCCAACGTTTAGTCTGCTTTCCTTACGCTCATAGATGGGACGAAATATACTATCTTTTACCATTTGATGTTATGCTATTTTTGGACGTGGATTTATCGATTTTACTTGAATATTTACGGCTCCTAACGATTCATCAGAAAGACCTTCTGCATATACGTTTCCATAGCGATCAGTAAATCCTCCTCGAATTACAGGAAGTTCTTTTTCTCCAATTATAATATCATTGAATTCATCTAATCCAGTATCTGAAGCATTAGGGTTTGTCATCTTTGATATTTCATTGTTCTTTGAAACAACATAAATAGAAACAGAATCTACTCCATTGACTTCTTCAACAATCTTAATTAAGTCGCTTTTAGGAATTCGAGTACGTCTTGTGTTTTCAATAAAAAACTTGCCTAGTGTATTTAAAATGTCTCTTTTGATTAATTCAATAGCAACATCATCAAAAACAATTACAGTCACATTAATTACATAGTTTGTAAGTACTGGATCGATTAATACAATATCTGTTGAAATTAGCTTGGATCCTGACTTTTCAATATATTTTAAGAGCTCATTCTTTTGAAATGTTGTCATCTTAAATCTAGAAAGATCAGCATTAAAATAATCTTGGCCAGTGCTAAATGTTTTTCTAATGTCTGGAATTAGGAACAGATTCAATATTCTGTTGTCGATTGAATCTAGATAAACATTAATCATTGAAAATAACTTTAATTTTCTTAATACTATTTCATAGTGGTCTTCATTTACTAATGCAAAGCTCTTTGAAAGCCTAGGTGAAATTAACCTAGTTAAGGCAGAGTCTTCTGAATTTGCTCCAAAAAATGGGCTATGCGTTGTTTTTGCAGAAATATAATCGTTTAAGTTGATCTCATCGCCTAAAATACTGAATCCAGTATCTACAAATTCAAATTGGACTTTGCCAAGGTCAGTGGTTCTAATATTTCCATTTGCGCCTTCCGTAACTAAATATTCAACTGTAATCTCAGCTCCACGATTAGGAATCTTTCCAAAATTTCCATTTCCAAAGTAAAGATCGATTCCGCTAGTGATTCCAGTTTTTACTAGATATGCTTTTTCTTCTCTAGGCATGTCTAAGATTGAATCGTATTTAGTCCATTTTTCACCATTTACATATACATTTATATAGAAATTGTCTATATAGAAATTTTGAGGACTACCTATTGAAAAACTTTCAGTTGGTACTCCCCTTGCAATAACTGTTTGGGTCTCAATAATTCCCTGGCGAATTTGTATATTTACACCATTGTCTTTTCCCGAAAGAGAAAATTTTATTTCGTCTTGCGGTAAATCCATCAAATATGTTAATCCATTGTTTAAATTTTTTATCCTGCTTAAATTTGGGACAATTACTAAATCATACGGAGAATTAATAGCCTCTGTATTTGTTGAAAGAGATATTTCTCCAATCGCAGATACTGCTCTACTTGGATTATGGCCAGACAAACTAGCTAAAGAATACACTGATGTCAATCTAGTTGCTTCATTGATATTTAGCTCAGTAATTGAATCCTCGATATAGTAAAATACTAATTGTGTTAGGTTTTCAACAACTAATAGTATTTGACCAAAAGGCGAAGCGACTGTAAACACTACTCGGTTCTGGTTAAACTTGCTAGTTAAATATGTAATTGTCTGACTGAGGATATCCTCAACATAAAGGCTAAGTCGATTAAAGACTTTAAATGTATCAGTAGCACTAGCCATCTAGGGTCATTTATTTAGATTATTTATATTTCGAACAATCGGATAATATTTTTCGAACCAATACTTCTCCATAAAAAAGGGCAGAACTGTTGAATTAAATAAAAAGAAAAACCCAACAAATGAAAAAAGTTATCCTGTTATTCGGCATATGCGCTATATTATCATTAGCTGCATGTTCTGGAAGCGCTAGTGAAGAAGCTACGACAAGTACCGATTCTTTAATTACTGACTCAATTGCATTAGATTCTTGTGCAATCGACTCGTGTGCAGCTATACAAATTGATTCAGCTATAACAGATTCAGTTAAATAATTAAACTTAAATCTATTAAAGTAAGGCCCCAACTGGGGCCTTACTTCGTATAAATAGAATAAAGCAGCTTTACTATGTTTAAAGTACTGTCAAAGAAAGAAATCTACGACCAGACTAGTCTATCCTTTGTATTTGAATTTTTCACTCCACTCAATAAAAGAGAGGTCGCTGCAAAATTTGCACGTTCGCTTGGTAAGAAAATTAAGTGGTTTACTGAGGTTTCACCGAGCTTTGAACCGACGTGTGAAACATTTAAAGTGTCGCCAACCTATTCAAACGGATATAAAGAGATAACTCTATCTACTGGATTCATGCCATATCAAGAAGCAATGCACATGTTTCTAAAGACCATGAATATTATTGATACTATAGGTTTTACGACAGATCGCTGCGCAGTACAGACCAGCCTAAAAATGAATGAACGTGATCTTGGATTGCAGTCAGGTCTTAGTAAACTTAATCGTTTTAAATATTTACTAGGAATAAATGAAGCAGATCTTTTTGAAATGTGGCCTTCTACTGAAAATGAGCGTAACATAATCTATCAGAATCACTTGCAATTTATACAGCCTAGGGAAATATACAATACTGTAATAACCGAAGGTTTTATTGAAAAAATGGATCCTACTGAATTTTCTTTTCCAGAATCAGATTTTTTTGCAAATGATTTTTCTCATTTAGGTGAAAGTTATTTAACGCTAAGATACATCTCTGGAAAAGACTATACTAAAAAGAAAAAAGAGTCTGTTTCTACTATTAATATAGTGATCGAACACGTATATGAAACTCTAAAGAATAACTATTCATATACTACCGAGGAAAAATCAAAAATTTCAAAAATAGTAAATGAATTTAGGAACTCAATAGATGGAACTAGAAGCTACTTCAACTTTAAAGCGCTATATCCAAATATTGCAATATACATTGATCTTAAACCAGATAGACAGCTCATTGAGGCAAATTATACTATCCTAAGAGAAAAAATATTTAAACTGATTGTCGGAGGAGGTATTTCAGAAGGAATCATAAATTACGATACTAGAAGAAAGGTTTTACAGATAAAGGATGCTGAAATCAAAAAAAGTATCCTAGTTGAAGGTATTGAATTCTATCAGTGCAAAATTGAAGCAGATTCCAAAAACTGTTTGTTTGAGAATTGTGCTATCAAGAATTCAAAACTAGTTGAATGCACGATCTTTTCAAACAATGTTATAAAGAGTTCAAAGATAATCAATTGTGATTATTTAGGAGAAGCAAATGAGATCTTTTCTAGTTATTTAGATAACGCTCCAAAGAAAATGATAAACGCTCACCTAAGTGAATGTCTAGTAAAACATGGAAATTTTACTCTAAATTCAACAATTGACGATAAAACAAAAATCTTAGATAGAATCAAGAGATAACGTGTATTCATCTAAGCTCTCTAAAACATTAATAAATAATAAAAATAATTAGTCGCTAAATGTCTGTTTATGCTAACTTAGAAGCTATACGAAGACTTACTAATGCGAGCTTGACGTCTATCATAGACATCACTAACTTAAACTTTATGAATCTCTCAGATGGGGTTTTAGAGTTTTTGGGAAACATTAGCTATGATGAGACAACGAATAGCTTCCAAGCATATAAGGGAACGTTTGAATTTGTAGAAATCACCGATACTCTTACCTTGTCAACTGGTGGCACAACAACTCTAACAATTGACTCGCTAGGCCGTATAAACGGTCAGGAAATTTTAATAAAGGTCGCTGAAACAAAACGACTACGTTTAACTGATTTTAATGATTGGCCGGAAATTGGAGTTCCTGGTGAAATAATTTACACAGGAGTACAAAATCAAAAACCTGAATTTGGAGAAGATTTTATTGGATATTTACAGGGAACAGGCTGGGTAAGTCTAACTGGCCAAAGCGGCTCAGGATTTATTACATTAACTGAACTGAATACGAGTCCACCGATACCTCCAAATCCAGGAAACAATCAAGGAATTATTTGGATAGGTCCTCCAGGATATCAGACCGCATATACCCCAACCTCACAAACTGTTTATTACACTGATGAAAATGGTCAGATTTTTGACTTAGTTATAGGCAATGGCGGTTCGCCAGGTGGAGGAAGTACATCAGGCTGTTCGTTTATAGGAATCTATAACTTTGCAGCAAACTTACCTCTCACCATTGTACACAATCTTAATTCAACAGATCTTTTAGTTCAATTGATCGACCAGAGTACAAATGAACTGATTGATGCATATGTTGATAATTATCAACTAAATAGCTTAGATATAACTACTTCGCAAACAATTAACAATGTCAAATTATTGGTAATTGTGGTTGATTGCACTGGGCAAGGTTCAATAGAAATTAGTGAGGCAGGTACGCCAATTGTGCCAATAGTAACTACTGTTAATTTTATTGGTGATGGAGTGATAGTGACCGATGCTGGTGGAGGAGTCGCTGACGTTACTATTGCTGGAGGAGCATATGGAAACAAAAAGAATATCCCTTTTGGAACCACGATCAACGTTTTACAAGATTATCAATATTGGATTTATGGAAATCTAACGATCTCTGGAATCATGAATAATTACGGCGAAGTCGTTATTGCAAACGGCACGCTGGTTCTACAGCCAGGCGGACAATTTAATTTATTGGGATCAGGTATATTACTTTTTGTAAATCTTTCAACTGGAGTGAGTATGCAAACAGTCATTCAAAACTTTACGACTATTGCAAATACTCCTCTTACAATAAATCATGGACTAGGCACAATGGATATTGTTTATAGCGTACGCGAAAATACTAATTTCTCTCCATCTGGTCCAGACATAACTATCGAAGTTGATCTCATCTTCTTAGATGATAATAATATCTCAATCACCACTACTGGTAACGTTGAGGGAACAATTGTGCTCCAAGCAAAACTATAAAAAATAAGAAGCAATGGCAGATAAGTTAATTTACAGTGACGTTGAAATAGTAGGTGAATTAAAAGCCGAAAAACTAACAATTCTCGGTCAATTTACGTTTCCACTAATCGATGGACTCGCAGGTCAATTAATTTCAACAGACGGTTCAGGAAATCTTTCATTTGTAAATATTAGCGCAATTGCGCTCACCGCAAGTTCTATCTTAAATGGAACTGGTTTGACGTGGACCTACAATTCAATTGCTGGAACTTTACAAGGAGACGTTTCATTATCTGTATTTTCAACATCTGATTTACCAGAAGGAACAAATCTTTACTTTACTAATGAAAGAACAGACGACAGAGTTGCTTCTCTATTAAATACTGGTCTTACTGGAACAGGCGCAAACAGCGTTACTTGGCAGTATGACGATGCGGCAAACACGTTACGTCCAATAATATCGCTTACTCCATTCAACACAGATGCCCTGTCAGAAGGCATATCCAATCTTTATTTCACAGACGAGCGAGTAGACGATAGAGTCTCAGCCTTGCTTAGAACTGGACTTAAAGGAAGCGGCCCAAGTTCTATTACATGGGCATATAACGATTCGCTAGGTCGACTTACACCTACTGTTTCTCTTACTCCATTCAACACTGGAGACCTAAGCGAAGGAGCTAACCTTTATTTCACAGATGAAAGAGTAGACGATCGTGTTTCAAATTTGATTCAAGACTCTGCGAGTATTACATGGACATATAATGATCTCTCAAATACGTTAACCGCAGATGCAGATATTAAAATTTCTGTAGAAGATGACGGAACTGCCGTTGGCACACAAGGAACTTTAAATTTTTTACCTACGCCTAGTGCTACTTGGACCTTTAACAATGACACACTCAATAATAGAATTGAAATAGGAGTAACTACAGCATCGAGTGATGCAGTAATTATTCAAGACACCTTAGCTGGAACAACTGTTCGTAAAGATCTAAACAATTCAGCTAGCGCATATGGCGCAACCGTTAGTGGAGGTTATAATAATACTGCAAGCGGAGGCTATTCAACTGTAAACGGAGGCTATAATAATACTGCAAGTGGATGCTATTCAACTGTAAGCGGAGGTTATGATAATACTGCAAGTTGCGAATATTCAACGGTCAGTGGAGGTTACAGTAATAGTGCAAGTGGATACTACTCAAGTGTCGGCGGTGGCTGTAACAATACTTCAAGTAATGATTACGCTTTCGTTGGAAACGGTAGGTCTAATACTGCCTCTGGCAACCATTCTGCAGTGGTAAGCGGAAGAAATAATGTAGTAAGCTGCTGTTATTCTTCTATTGGAGGCGGTTGTGGAAATATTATTAGTGGAACATATTCCGTAATTGCTGGTGGCAAAGCTAATGAATCAGATAGCGGCACATCAACTATATCTGGAGGGTGTTCGAATTGTACTACTAGTTTCTTCAGCACAGTTGGTGGAGGTAGAAACAATTGTGCAAATGGTCAAGATTCAACTATTTCTGGAGGATATCTTAATTATACTGATGGAACTGGAACAGTCGTTGCCGGTGGTAGAAATAACTGTGCAACCTGTGCTAGATCTACAGTTGGAGGAGGCAAAAATAATAGTGCATTAAATATTACAACAACCATTAGCGGTGGATATGGAAATTCTGCAAGTGGTCAAAATTCAACAGTTAGCGGAGGATATTGTAACACTGCAAGTGGATATGCAACTGTTATTTCTGGAGGCAGACTTAATTGTGCACTTGGAATAAGATCAACGATAAGTGGAGGATATTGCAATAGCGCATCTGGATATTATAGCATAATAAGCGGAGGAAAGTTAAACAGTGCAGAAGGTCCTTCTTCTTCCATTACCGGAGGTTGTTTAAACACAGCGGTAGGAAATTATTCTATTGTGCTCGGAGGTAGAGGAAACGTTTCAACTGGAGATATTTCAACGGCCAGCGGATATTACGCTCATTCTACTCGTTATGGAGAAGTAGCTCGTTCAAGCGGAATCTTTAATTTTCCAGGAGATGCTCAACATGTTTCAGCTTTAGCTAGAGCAGAATTTTTGGCATCTTCAACTGACGTTTTATACTTAAATCAATTAGGAGCTAGATTCGATGTTCAGCAGAACAGTATTTTTTCAGGAACGTTAAATATAGTAGGTATCTCAGACGATGGCTTAACTTCAGTTAGATTCCTACGCCAGGTAACTATTCAAAACCTTGGAGGAACAACTACGCTAGTCGGATCAGTCATTACATTAGGTACAGACGAGGATGCAAGTGCAGCAGTGTCAGTTGCAGTTACGGCAAATGACTTAAACGATTTTTTAAAGATTGAGGTCGCAGTAGGTGCAATCTCAGGAACGTACTTGAGAGTTCTTGCTCATATCGATGGAGTAGAAATCAGGTTAACTTCTTAATTGAAGTCTAATTCAACATCAAATTTAAAGTATTGGAATTTTGCCTGAAAGGTTTTAAAATCAGGCGTGTTTGAACTATATGATAGTTTAAATCCATCCTGTCCTTTGAGTAACGGATCGACAAAAATGATTGATGCTACTAAATATCCTTGATTGTCCATTAGTGATAATCTAATTGGATCGTATACTTGTTTTTTATTGTCAAAATCTAAAAATTCTAAACTGTTTTCCAAAAAGATAAAATAGTTTAGGTATGCGTCTGTCATCTTAAACGTAATGGTAAACTCTCTAGTAAAGTTATCGATTACTGGAATAGAACTCTTATACTCTTGTCTTTTACCTAAGGGACGAGTCTGTTGAGCCAGAGTCATAGTCCATCCAGGAAAATCAATAGATTGAATAGTTGAAGACATAAAGTCTTCAATCGTATCATAAGGTAAAATTAGGCTTTGATAGTACTTTTTGTACTTTTCCTTTACTTTATTTGAAAAATAGGTTGGAGGAAAGGTTATGATAAAACCATTTTGCCTGACGTTAAGTAACATAGATTATCCCTTTACTTTTTTAACATTTGCCCAAGACTTACTTGGACTCGCTGAGTTTACTCTAGCCATTGCCCATTGGTGAGCAGACATTCCTGGTCTAGAACCAGAAGAGTAAAATGCGCCTAGACCTTTAATATACTCCTGTTTTAAGTCAGAAAAAGAATATCCTTTTTTAGTTGCTACTGGACACGAATCTGTGCCTTGTTCCAATATTAGATATTGATTAAATTTTAAAACGCTCATTCTTTAAGATATTTTTACTATTTTTATTTCTAAATTTCCATTACCTTTTATTAATCGATGCCACTCTCCAGCTTTTATTTTTACTGAAGAGTTTAAGTCAGTTGGTAGTTCATTTTCAAGTTGAATTTTCCAATCACTATGTTCAGTTGCTTCAATTATTCTGGCTTCTTCGTCTCGGTGCCACATAAATTCACTAAAATCAGTTATTTGACTGAATGTTCTGGTAAATCCATTATCACTTAATTTAGTTTCTTTGAATGGAAGTATCATTATTATATTTACTTTTTTATAAAAAAATCTAATTCTTTTTTATCAAGGTCATCAATTGGTGTAATTTTAGTAACTGGACTTCCTAAATGGTAATTCTTAAGTGAGAAAT